TGTACTAATCTCTACAGTGCTTCCGGGCACTGTGCGTAGAGAATTTGTTCCATTGATTACTAATACACGTTTTGCATACAACCCATACTTGATTGCTATGGGCAGTGTTGCTTGGGATTTCTTGAATCCAGAAATGGTAATGGTTGGTACCGAAGATGGCACTACCACAGGCGATGCACAATTGCTGGTAGACTTTTACAAAACAGTAATTGAAAATGATCCTAGGTATGTGGTTGGTACTTGGGACGAATGCGAATGTATCAAAGTGTTTTATAACACATTTATCAGTACCAAAATTGGACTGGCAAACATGATACAGGATGTGGCAGTAAAGCAGGGCAATATAAATGTTGATGTGGTTACCCAGGCACTAGCAGAGTCAACTAAACGGATCATGGGCCCGCAGTATATGACTGCAGGGATGGGTGATGGTGGTGCTTGCCATCCGCGTGACAATATTGCCCTGCGCTACATGGCAGAACAACTAGACTTGGGTTATGACTTGTTTGATGCCATAATGAATGCAAGAGAAAAGCAAGCACAAAATATTGCAAAACTTCTAGTGGAACTTGCAGACGAAAATGCAATGGAGATTTACATACACGGCAAAGCATACAAGCCAGGTGTTGAATATGTTGACGGAAGTTATAGTTTATTAATTGGTCATTATGTTGAAGAAATTGGCAAAAGTGTAACATACATTGATCCATTAACTGGTGATGACAACCAACCTAAACAATCTTGTGTAATGCTATTAGCTCACAGTGCAAGTACCACATACAAATACATGCACCAAGACAGTAACAAAGACAGTTTGTATTGTACAATACCAATGAATAGCATTGTGGTAGATCCCTGGCGTAAGTTCCATAGCGAAGCAAGTAAGGTAATACATTATGGCAACACACGATAGTAACTGGCACATAGGATATATAGAACCTTTTTGGGACGATGCACATCTCAAATTAGAGTATGAACACACAGCTTTTAATAGTCCTACTGACGTTGAAAAATGGAAACTCAAAGGATATGCTGGTCCTTTTGGTGGCAACTTGTGTGATATGAATAAGACACAAGCATGGTATACACATGATCTTTCTCAGATGTTTATCAACATGTATGGTCTCAACAATGTTGGTACAAGTTTTTTTAGAATGGATACAGGTCATGTACTCCCATCACATAGAGACAACTACAAAAAATATCGTGAACTATTTAATGTAGAATTAAATAACATTCAGCGTGTTATAGTGTTCCTCGAAGATTGGAAGTCAGGGCACTATTTTGAAATAGAAGGTAAACCTATTGTAAGTTGGAAGCGAGGCGATTACATTTGCTGGAGAGGTGATACCGAACACATGGCTGCTAACATAGGACTTGAACCAAGATACACTCTACAGGTAACAGGACACGAATGATACATCATTTACCAGCAAAAAAATTTATTCCAATCATGGACCTGAATTGGCAAGACATGATAGGATCGCCACTGGATAATTTTTATACAGAAACAAACACACGTCACAAACAAATATTTGGATATGCACCAAATTACATACGTGAATTTGCTGATGCAAATTTTGGTATTTACAGTTGCAGTTGTATTGAACAACAGCCCGGCAACTTCATTCCACTACACTATGACACTTACACCTACTTTATGGACCAGAACAACATCACAGACATAAGTAAAATACGTCGATATAATTTCTTCCTAGAGGATTGGAAGCCAGGGCATTTTATGGACGTTGAAGATACTCCTGTAACAAATTGGATTGCAGGTGACTATTTGATTTTTGATCATACTTTACTACATGGAAGTGTCAATGCAGGTAGACAACCCAAGTATACTTGCCAGATAACAGGAATACTCAAGTGAAAACATTGCCTAACCTAAAAGACAAACCCTATGGTGGTGCATGGAGTGTTCATGATCCTGAAACTGTTGAATTTGTTAAAAACAGCACAGTCAGCTATCCGGATATAAACTTAAAACTGTTTTTAGATGATTACGCACAGTGGGCAACAACAGGACACAACCTTCGCAGCATTGATGATTACGCCAACCTAAGTTACTGCAATGGTACCACAGAAGCATTTGACAAGTTTTACCACAAGCACAGAGACAGACGTCTAAGACTGTGGCGTGGGGAATATTTTTATCATCAAATACAAGCAAGAGAAATATATGACAACAACTTTGCTTGGATTGACGATGAACCCGTAGGTCCAATGGATGTTGTAGTTGTAAGCGCACCTTTTAGTGACACAGGCAATGTGCCTTACAACTATGACAGTGTGTTATCGCAGTGTGAGAACCTTGGTGTGCCTGTATTAGTCGATATGGCATACCTGAACCTTACAAAAGGGTTTTCTATCAATCTTAGTTATAAGTGCATACAAACCGTTACAACCAGTTTGAGCAAAGTATTTCCTGTAGAAACTCACAGGATTGGCATACGCATGAACAGACACAATGTTGATGATACACTGAGTGCATACACAAACAACAGTGTTCCGTATGTAAACAACACCAGCGTACACCTAGGACATCAATTGATTAAACAATACAACAATCTTTGGTTGTATTATCGTTACAAATTTGCACAAGATAAAATGTGCGCACAAACAGATGTAGTGGCCAGTGATTGTGTTATCTTTGGCATTGACGTTCAAGATAAATGGACAGAATACAACAGAGGTGCACTTACTAACAGATTGTGTTTTTCACGACTGTGGGATCAAAGAATTTGACATTTGGTCAAAATATGTTTACAATTAAAAACAATAGACATCCTCGTCTATAACTCGGAGAACTAATATGACAATTTCACAGCAGATTACACAAAGAATACGTCTTGCTGGCGGACGCTATTGGGCAGGCGATAACATTGCTCCCTACCTACACAAAGGCGATAAAGAAAAACTTATCGAAGAACTTACAGCCAAGTTTGAGGATGTACTAGACAGTCTTGTAATTGATAGAGCAAATGATCCTAACAGCAACGACACAGGCAGACGTCTTGCCAAGATGTATGTGAACGAACTTATGGCAGGACGCTATGATCCTATGCCTAACGCAACTGCTTTTCCTAACCATGTTGATGATGGTTACAAAGGTATGCTTGTGGTACGCAGTGAACTCAAGAGCATGTGTAGTCACCATCACCAACCAGTTACAGGTGTTGCATACATTGGCATCATTGCAGCAGAAAAACTTATTGGACTGAGCAAGTACACACGCATTGCACAATGGTGCGCTCGACGTGGCACACTACAAGAAGAACTGTGCAACGATATTGCTCAAGAAATTATGAACGCAACAGGTTCAAAAGACGTTGGTGTTTATATTCAAGCAACACATGGTTGTTGCGAAAACAGAGGCATCATGGCACACAGTAGTCTCACACAAACAACTGTACTAGAAGGTGCATTTAGAACAGATGCAGGCACAAAGAAAGAGTTTTTTGACAATATCAAATTACAACAGGAGTTTGCACCAAGATGAAATTGCTTTTGACTGGCAGCAGTGGTTTTATAGGTCAGGCAATAACGCCTAGACTTGAAAAAGAATATGACTTACATCATTTGCAAAGTGATTTGTTAAACCATGCTGATGTAAAGGCAGAAGTTGCTAGTGTAGATCCAGATATGATAGTGCATTTAGCTGCCAGGACAGAAGTAGAAAAAAGCTTTTACGAGCAAATAAGTTTTAGTGAAGTAAACTATATTGGCACAGTTAACTTGATTGAAAGTGCTAAAACACTTAAACATCTTAAAAATTTTGTGTTTGCAAGTACCATGGAAGTGTATGGCTGGCAACCTATAAGTGATGAAATTGAGCACACTGGAACATATACCCAGCATGTGGCATTTGATGAAAACACAATTCCAAATCCAAATGCTCCATATGCTGTGGCAAAATATGGTTGTGAAAAGTACTTAGAATATGCTCATCGCTGTTTAGAACTGCCATTCACTGCTATACGTCAAACAAATGCATACGGCAGACATGACAATGATTTCTTTGTAACTGAAGCAATTATAACTCGTATGCTTAAAGATTCACAAGAAATCAATATGGGATACTCAAAACCCTGGCGTAACTTTATATACGTTGATGATCTTTTAGATGCGTGGATGTCTGTAATAACAAATCCAGATAAAGTAAACACAGGTAAAATTTTTACCATTGGTCCAGACGATCCTATTAATATTAAAGATTACGCTCAAAAAATTGCCAATAAACTAAATTGGCAAGGCACTATCAACTGGAATAAACGTCCAAAAAGACATGGTGAAATATATTGGCTGAACAGCAATCATAAACTAATTACTAACACATTAGGCTGGAGCCCAAAAGTAGATATGGATACAGGATTAGACAAGACCATTGAAGTTTGGAAGAAAAAATATAATGTTAACTGACACTCAAATTGAATGGAATAATTGTACTTTAAATTACGATCTAGAAAAGTATAATTGGCCAATGTGGGCACTGGGTGTTGTGCAGGAAGTTGCTCCTCAAGTTACTGAACTAGAAACACTGCACCAAGTTCTGACACCTAGTGAAATTGTCACAGTTGCCAAGCATGTGCAGAACAGTTGTAGTCGCAAAGACTTCATGGAACGCTTTGATGCTTTTGTTGCTGAATATATTCCACAGCGTATTAACAACAAGCAATATATGATACAGAGACAAGGAACTTTACGTGTAGTTATTCCCGATCAAGCAAAAGTAGGACGAAGACTACAATTTCATCAGGGCATTTTTGTAGGTAATGGCAGAGGCTGTAGAACAATATGGACACCTTTTACTGAAGCTCGCGGCACAAATACAATGTGGATGGTAGATTTAGAAAATAGTAGACGTATTACAAAAGATTTTATTACAGAAAAATGGGATCTAGTAAAGTACGAAGACGAGTGTTTAAAAGTTGCATTTCCTGTTACTCTTAAACCTGGACAAAGTCACTTGTTTTTTCAAGAAATGTTACATGGCAATGTTAACAACAACGAAGGTTATACTCGTGTTAGCATGGATATGCGTATCCTAATTGAAGGCGAAGAGTACGGTCGTAGGCATCCGGGTGGCTTCATGCGACTGCCTGGTGATCATGAAGTAGCAGAAATTGGAGACTATACTGGTAAGCGTGCAATCACGTATGCTGGCTGGGCTAGTAATTTTTCACGCAATGTTACACTGCCTATGCAACGAGCAATCATTGACCAATACTGTGTAAAATCAAATATACAGTATACCAGTTATGAATTTGAAAATGATCACTGCGACTGGCAGCCAAGTTTAGAATATTTTATTAAACAAAAGCCTGACGTTATAGTCCTTAATAGCATGTACAGTCTCACTGATGATACAGATCGGAGAAACGAATTATTACAATTAGCTGTTGACCTAGGTGTAGAACTACATTTTGCAAACGAGTTAACAGTTCTTAGAACGCAAGATGATTTAGACAAAATTGAAACCTATCTCAATTTTGCAGTAGAAAAATCAGGACCATATATATGGGAATAAAATCATCGCTTAACTTTTTTATGATCAGTTAAAATTTAGCGGTCATAGATTATGTGCCTCAATTAAAAAAGGCACTTTACTCATAGTAGAAAATAAAAAAAGGAGAACATTATGTTCAATAAAC